CTGCCATGTACGGTCATTCCTTAAATTGTCCTCCACCGAAGTGAACACGGCTGCGTCGTCGAGTTTAGTTAACTGATTTTTGTACCACTTAATATTTTCCTCATACTTCTTAACAAGTGCTTTGTCTGGCTTCCCTGTATTCAGTACCCCTTCGAGCTTTGAAGTGGAGCGACTTAGATTTTCCGTGACAATACGGCGCTGATTAGTAACCGATTTCGCTGCTTTCGTATATGCCTTGTTATAACGCTGCACATTCATCGCCCAAAACTGGTTACCTATAGTCTCCAATCCTTTTTCGGCTTCACCTTTCCAAAAGGCGTCAATCCTGTGAGAACCACGGCCATAATCGCGACCCTCATAATTGGTCATCCAGTTCCCTTTATAATACGCCCCATCGCCGTTCGCATACACTCCCTTCGCACCATTGGTTTGTTTTACGAAAAACCCACGGAGCTTGTCGCGACTCTTCCACCCTGGTATGTTTCCTTCGTTAAGCCAAGCAAGTCCTGTATCTCCGTACTTCGTAAGACCGTAACCACCTTGCGACATCATCGCATCAACGGCATGTGCGAGCTCGTGAGCTACAACGTCTCCAAAGTCGTCGTTAATCCACATGGTACATTTACCCCTGTAGTAGTTGGCTCTAACTGGGGCGTTCTGCCATGCTATCTTAACACCGGTACGTTCGAGTTCGCTTATAAGCCGGTAACTCATGTGCTGCGTACCATTGACGGTTCTGCCGATCGCCCTCGGAACGTCCCCAACTGCAAGAGCAACACCCTTCCGGCCTTTCACCATTCCCTTTTCTCCACCCAACAATTTCATGAGGACTTTTTTGCGTTCTTCGACTCTACGCGGCTGAGTCAAGGTTTTATACCAGGTCATCCGGGATTCGAAGACTTCGTTATGCAAATTAAACGCTTCCACGAACTTTGGTTCAGCAGGGAAGTTCTTCCAGGAGTTCCCAGCGAATTGCCAACTTCCCATCCCCGGCAAATCACCGCCCTTAGTGGTTCTACGCCTTAGTTCCTTCTCTTTTGATTTGAGGTTGGCGGAGGCGGTCTGTTCTGTTGTCTTCGCTGTCTTTTTACGAGTTGGTTGCTTCTTAACTGTTTTCTTCTTTGTTTTCGGGACCTTTTTTTCGAGCTCATCTTCAACCTCCACAGGATCCAAATCTTTTATGTGAACCGGAACCCAGTGATGACGGCAGTTATAACCACCCCGGTTTGTTAACGGAGGGCCGCTCTTTCCCTGCCACGTCAGCGAGCCCATGGCTTCGATTTCGTCTTTCGTAAATGTCTTACCAACTCTGGCGATGCAGAAATCGCGAGAGGTGTTTATCAGGTTCCCATAATACAGGAAGTTCTCAACGCCGGCATCCTCGGCCTTTTTCAGGGTCACTTGTTGGTGGAAGTTGCGAATGCCGTCATGTGCGTAGAGCTCCGCATACCGATCCATCGTATTGCCGCGTTTATCTTTGAAACCGGTGAGGGTCGCACCGATTTGGGCAGACATCGTCGCAAAATCGGTGCCGCCAATAATGGAGCTATACATAGTATCAGCGAGCTTTGTTTGTGCGTCTAAGCCGAACTGATTGAACGTATTCCAGGTGTTATTCTGCAAAACCTCCATCATAGTTTCATCTACACTGGTGAAGGTGGTGGCGATATTAAGATCGGCGAAAGACTTCTCTATAAACTTAGCCGAGCCCGCATACCCCTTGACGATACGGCGAGCTTCGCGTCCATAGGTTTCGTCAAATAGCGTCTCCAGTTCTGAGTGGGTCTTTTGAGCGAGCTTCATGTTCGTCTTTGGCCCGAGCAACTTACCATCTGACGTTTTGAATTCCTTAACCTGGTTAATTACCTTCCGCTCCAGTTCCCGGATGGACTTGGTAAGTCGGCGTTGATGGTTCTTCACCGAATCTTCCAGGAACTGCTCGGTGTTCTCAGCGGATTGTATTACATCGGTAGTATAACTCATTATTATTCAGTCCCGGTAAGTCCCTCGTCTTCATCCTCGTCTTCTTCGCTGCCACCAGGAGGTTCGCTTGTTGGCGCGATATCAATTACGGGAGGCTCGTAAGAGTCGATTTCATCGTCGATAACCTTCAGATCGGCATCGCTCTCACCCGGGAGCATGATTCGGGCGACCTTCTTCTGCGTCGTCTTCTTAAAGGTCTCGGACTTAACGATCGTATTGGCCGTCATTATGTTCGCCAGGTCTTGAGCAAGGTTGGCAACGTCGTAACTTTCGGCACGCTCCACGGTAATCGGGTTATCTTCGATTTCCTGCCACTGCATCCAATACCGAATAACGGTTTCTTCCGCTTCCTTTAACCTTCGGCCTTTACCAACGAGCTTCGCGTTAAGCAACTGAAACTCGGCCTGTAGAGCAGCACCCGATTTCGCTTGCGTCGATACTTCCATAGAGGCCATACCACCCACATTCGCGGTTCGATAGATCTCTTCGATCTTCTTCGCGATGTAATTCATAATGGCATCCATCGGTTCCTTCACAGCAGCCGTTAACCAGTCGGGCTTCGATTCCGGATGCTCCGGGTCAAACTCGAGTATGGCGGTGATCCCTGCTTCGTCGTTGGGCGTCTCACCCTTCTCTGGTTTGGGTTTTCTCATCATCGGGAAAGCGCCGTAATCAATAATTTCGTCAGCCTGCGATAGATTGCAGATAATCGACGCGTCAACGGGTGCTATGTCAGTGAGATCGGACTTCCCCAACGATCGCTTTGCGGTCTTCACATTATACAACCAGACAAACGGTATTTCACCAAGAGGATTGTCGCCTCCGCCCACCCACACGGCGTCCTGCTTCGGATCGATGCTCATTTTCTGGCCTTCAGTGGTCTTCAAGTCAACGCCGCCTGTGAGCTCCGGTTCTTCCCATATCTCCCACTTATTCGGCCACCACAGGCGATACTGCCTATCCTCGTCATCGTAAAGTTTGAGGTACTTTAGGAATGGACGATTGATCTTATCGCGATCCCATTCCCAATCGAGTATGTTTAAAGCTCGATACAACGCGACGTAAGGATAGATCTTTTGTTCCTTCTCATCTGCCCTGGTCTTCACTTCTTCGTCCACTTTTTCGGTATCAGCTTTATCCACGAGAATACCGACATGCCCTTCGATAGACGAGTCCTTCCCTGCACCGTTTAGGAAGTCATCCCAATCGGTGCCTTCCAGATCCGAGTCTTCGCTGAACATTTTCCACATATCTTCGTTGGCCAGTCTTCCAAGCTCCCGTTTGACGGGCTCTTTGAACAGATAGAAGTTGAACAGCTCGACAATGCTCCGAGAATAACCGAACCCGAACGCCTGAGCAACTCTACGCTTGTAGTTCTTCGGGCTCTCCCGTTCATGCCGTATTAAAACGCCGTAGTTTACAAGAGCTTTCGCTCCGTTATAAGCAGAGCGGTAGAACGTCCAGTCATTCTGAAGTGCTTTATAATACTTGTGCACTTCACGCAGATCACCGATATTCAACTGCTGTTTTTCTAAACCATTTCTATCAATTGCCATGATCGGCCCTCCATTAAGTCGTTGTTGTTGTGGTCGTTGTTGTGGTCGTTGTTATCGTCTGGGTGACGCGATGATCTCGCCATCTGCTCTTAAACGGTGGACCGCCACCATGCCCTACGGCTGCCGGACTCCGGCGTTGCGAAGACTTCTTCGCAAGGTTCCTGGTCGCCGTCTTCCGCTTTATTCTACGAGGTTTCTTTATAGCCATATCAACGCCTCCCCTTCTTACGGGTTTTCTTCCCGGTTTTATACGACATACCGGTTTCCTGTTGACATATCTTTATTGCCGATACTTTGGACTTCCCCGAAGCCCGTACTTTACTGACTCAGCGAGCCACCTTTGTTCCTTTTGGCATTCTAACCTCCAGTTATCTAAACAGAATTGGTGTGCTCGTACCAATCCAACAATACGTTAATTCGATTTCCATCAGTCCCGGAAGTAATACGGAGCAGGTATGCCGTGTTCTGCTTTAACACGATCTCGTCGCGTCCACCAGACTGGCCACCTCCAACTACCCGATTACCACCGACCCCGGTATCGGTTCCGAAGTTTACGACCGCGAGACTCGTCCCATCAGCGCCGGCTCCGGGAGTATGGCAAACCTCCATTACGGAAGCATCCGGGAAGTTGCGATTACGGTTTCTCGGCGTCAGGGCATTCGGAACGACGTGGGTCTTTACCGTTGTTTCAAACAGCTCAACATCGGTCTCTCCGGAACCATCGATAATCGCAACCCAATGGCCCCACTTTGTAGTATTCGGCGTTTTAAACCGCAACTCTGCAATGTTCCCGTCATCCACCTCAACCGGATACGTCAGCAAGTACCGGCCGCCCTCATGAATCTCCTTATGTGGGTATTCCAGGAACACCGCTGCCAGGGTAACTGGATCGAGCCGAAATTCCATGTATCCGGACTCGCCGACTTTTCCTTGAATTATAACTGTTTTCATTCTACCTCCTCACACCGTTTTGTCGTCTTTTCAATCCCGTTGATCGTAATTTATCACGTCATTGTCGTTGCTTACTTTTCTAAAACGTGTACTCGATGCTGCCGTGTTTCTCGGTCGTTTACGTAAAACGTTAACGACGATGTTTACGTCCTTAATCGAGTACACGTTTTACTTTCGTGTTTTGTTGCACTTTCCTTTCCCTCGTCGCTCCTCAACCACGTGTTTATCGTCATCTACGTTTCTAAAACGTGTACTCGATGCTGCCGTGTTTTGTAGGCTTCTACGTTTTACGTTAACGCCGATGTTTACGTCCTTAATCGAGAGCACGTTTTCTTTCCCGTTTCTTGTCAATCCCGTCGAGCGAAATAAACGACGTCATTACAGTTACTTAGTTTTTTAAAAACGACACTCGATGCCGCCGTGTTTTGTCGTCGTTTACGTAAAACGTTAGCGACGAGGTTTACGGCCTGCATCGAGTACACGATTTACTTTCGTCGTTTTTCGTCATCTTTTCAATCCCATCGTCGACAATATACCTCGTAATTGTAGATGCTTACTTTTCTAAATACGACACTCGATTAAGGCCTGTTTTGTCGGCGTTAACGTAAAACGTAAACGCCGTAAAGTACGGCTTGCATCGAGTACACGTTTTACTTTCGTGCTAAACGTCGGGCTTGTCGTCGTTTACCGCCGATCCGTTTGTAGGTTCTGCATCCGGTAATCTATCAGACTGTGGTTTATCAGACGGTAGTTTATCGGACTGTGGTTTCGCCGTCAGCGGCTTTTTAATAGATCGGACGGTAGTTTCCGGTATGTCCTTGTATGGACCTTCACTCTTCTTCCAACTTACGATGTTCCCAGTAGCTTTGTTGACTTTAACGAACGTTCCAGTTTCCGGGTTCCTTATTTGGACGATGTCTTCCTTGGCCATGTGGTTAACCCTTCTTTCTTTCTTTTGTACGACAGTCGTTAGATGCCGTGTTTGTCCGGTTCTACGTTTTTGTAAACGACGTACTTTACGTCGCGTTGACTGTCATACGTTTACTTTCTGTCGTTTTTAGCCGACTTTTCAAATCCCTTCGCGTCAAATAACGACGTCATTACAGTTGCTTAGTTTTCTAAAACGTGTACTCGATGCCGCCGTGTTTTGTCGGCGTTTACGTAAAACGTGAACGCTGTCTTCTCAGGCCTTGCGTACGAACGACGTTTTGCTTTATTTACTTTTTGTCGTTCAGTCAACGGTACGTGTTTGTCGGCGTTTACGATTCTGTCAATGCCGTTATTCACTGCGTCTTCGACTGAGCGCGTTTTCTTTCGTAAACTTTTGTCGTTCAGTCGTCAATGCCGACAAGTACACTGTTTACGATTCTGTTAAGGCCCGACTCTACGTCGCTTTGACTGAACTACATTTCGTTTATATGAGCCAATATCTCAAACGCCAATCGATGGGCTCTGAACCCCTGATTATACCATTTGCAACCATCGTTTATGAAGTTTACGAGCTCATCGTTCAGTGTGTCGTTTGTTTTCTCCAGGAGATTTAGGCGAATCACTTCTTCGGCGTTTATCAAATCGAATTGAGCCATCTTAGTCCCAGTTACTCGCTCCGCCACAAACGTCGCATCCTTGCCGTCGAGAAAATGAACATTTGCGGTAGCTGCATCGTTGATTCCATTCTTCGTCGAACTCAGAGACTTCGCTTCTATCCGGGAGGTCGGGGCTGTGATCAAACCCATCACCAAATCAAGGTCGTGAATCATCAGGTCTAAAACCACATCAGCCTCCGGACGTGAATAACCGGTGCCGTTACTTCTGTAAACATTAATCGAATCGATCGAATATCCCGCTTGTTGAGCGTCGACATATACGCTATTGAACCGTTCCAGATATCCGACGTATAGGTTAGCCTCGTACTTTTCGGCGATCATTAAGAGGATATTCGCATCTCCCAGGTTCTGCGTCATCGGCTTCTCTACCAGGACGTTGCAGCCGGCCTCCAGGAAGAACTTGGTCATTTTGAAGTGATCTTCGTCCGGTGTCACTATGCTCACGTAATCCGCGTCTGCCGCCTTTCGATAATCGTCGATAAATCGACAATTGAACTTCTTCGCAACTTCAGCAGCCCTGGATCGGTTGCAATCAACCACGGTTAGATCGACTTCCTTCATTGCTGCGTACTTCTCGGCATGGAAGGCCCCGAATGTGCCTACTCCTATGACAGCGACTTTCTTCATCTAAATCTCCCGTAGTCCGGTATAACCTGGTTCAACCCATCGAAAACGGACGGTGGTTTCGGGTGGAATGGGTACCACCCAGAACAACCCACTTTAGCCGGCTCGTATATCCGGGTATCCTGGGTACTACCCATAACAACCCAGTTTAGCCGATCGGTCATTCTGCGTATCTTGCGTAGTACCCGAAATACCCTCAATAACGCATCGAGAACGGAGGGTAGTTTTGGGTGGAATGGGTACCACCCGGAACAACGGCGATTGGCGATCGGTTGTTTGGGGGTAATCTGGGTGGTACCCGTTAAACTGAGTGTTGTTTCGAACAGACTGTAGTTTCGAACGGACTGTAGTTTCATCGCTTAAACTCCACTTTTCAAATCTCTCATCGTGTGTAGATGCCGATAACCACGGCTTTCGTCGTTTCTTTTTGTTGCTCAGTCGTAAACGACGTGTTGGGGGTCGTTTGCTCGTATCGACCCTTCCCTCAATGCCACTAAACACCGATCAAATCGTGTCCTTGATTGTTTTTTGCTAATAAACGTCATCTTTTCAATCCCGTCGACGTCAAAAAACGTCGTCATTGTCGTTGCTTACTTTTCTAAAACGTGTACTCGATGCTGCCGTGTTTTGACGTCGTTAACGTTTTACGTTAACGACGAGGTTTACGTCCTTAATCGAGTACACGTTTTACTTTCGTTTTCATCGTCTTTTCAATTCCATCGTTCGTCATTTATCACGTCATTACAGTTACTTAGTTTTCTAAAACGTGTACTCGATGCTGCCGTGTTTTGCCGTCGTTTACGTAAAACGTTAAGGCCGACAAACACGGCACGTTGACTGAACGACGTTTCATTTGTGGTACTTTTGTCCGGATGCCTCATATCGCTTCTTCACCGGATACTCCTTCCAACAGTAATATCCAATGGCGTCAGTTAAGTGGGTTCGCTCCGAATTGCTCTTCTTATCGAGCTCGCCAGAACCACCCTCAACCGTTACCGTGCCCTCGAAGTCTTCGATTATGTTCGGGCACTTTGCAGGATCGGCAAACATGCGAACTTCGCCACTCAAACTCTGTAGTCTCGAATTAACTGAGTTAATACGGTTCCGCTCTCTCGGGTTCGCCTTCGGCACTTTCAAATACACCCGTTCAGCGCCATAATGGGTGTAGAGCTTGCGTCTAATGAGCTCCCAGTCAGAACCCTCAACCTTGGCCGTCCCCCCTGCACCACCCGTCGCATCGCCGTAAACATAGATGTCACCCTTATGGTCCCCCCAGTCTCTGATAATACGATCGGTAATCAGGATCGTATTTGAACCTCTGGGAATCCACACCTCACCGATCCATGCCGTTGACCAGGTACTTGTAGACTGGTGTTTCACTCGCATTTCCTGTCCGATAGCAGCACAACCGGGAGCTACGTTGAAATCATAACAGAGTATAAGGGGTTGTCGGGGATCGTACTTTTTGAAGAGGTGCCTGGTATGTGTGGTTTCCTCGAATGGCCAATATGCTCGACCCGTGAAGTTGATGAAACTTGCTTCGTATTCTTGTAGATAGGTGAGCTCGTCTAAATCATGCTTCGCTTCTTCGATCTCAGATGCCGGTAGTATGTCGGCTGATATCCAATGGAATGCTCGGCGGATGCCGGAGACGTCGCTGATTGCCTTCTTATATTCCTTGTAATAGTGGTTTCGACCTTCCGGGACACCAATCATGTCGCACCAACCATTACGATCGGAAAGAGCAGGGCGAACGTGCTCCGGCCAGGTTTCTTTCTTCATATTGCCGTACTCATCCAAGCCTCCGCCATCCCACGGCGTTCCCTCTATTCGCTCTGGTTTGTCCATCCCGAGTACATGGATTTCAGCGCCATTGACGAGGTAAACGCAAAGATGCGATTCACTGGGAGGTCGTGATTGTAGGTGTTTTGGAACCATCAGTTTGACGTCGTTCCAGAATATACGTTTCGCTTGATCACGAGTGGGAGCTGCCAGGAAGTACTTGGGATCGGCGAAAAGAGAACCGCCGTATTTCGGCGGTGCCATCGCTCGAAGAACTGTCTTTCGCTTTAGTAGTTCCGTCTTTCCGGAACGCCTGCCGGCAGGAACGATGTTAAACCGAGCTCGGGATGCCCAGTATTGAGCTTGAACGGGATGAAACCGTAAGGGATACAAGCGATTATCAGTTACCGGGATAACCGGTAAACTAAACGTCTCTTTCGGCTGAATCATTCCGTTCCTCTATGTCCTTTAATCGTTTATCAAACCTCTTCACGTTATCCGGGAGTTCGTCCGGATTTACGGGGACCGAGCCATATAACCTATCGACGGCCTCCTTGATTTCTCGTGCTGCGGTTTCCTTGTCCTTTGGATCGGCGTCTTTTCGGTCGAGGATGCCCAGGTACCGGCAGAGTGTGATTAACGCTTGAGGTTTGTCGTAGAGTTTGATCTTCACGTTTGTTGTCTTCGGCGTAACCGTTTCCGAAACTTCTTTCACCACGGCTGTGTCCGTGCGAGAGAGAAGGCGGCTGCTGACGAGTGTGACCCCGTCTTCTCCCCATCTGACGAAATCGCCAATGTTTGAGTAGGCGATCCGGGCCAGTTCTGACACGACCTGGTCCTGCTCAACACGATTCCGTTTGGTTATCCGATTGTACTCTTTTCTCAACGCTCGGACAACTTTACGTTTGCCTAATAAAACGGCGGCTCGCACTGAAGCCCCCTTTTCACTGTACCCTGCACGAACTACAGATTTGGTTCCATTTAAGTCTTTCGGATACTCCTGGACAAACCGTCGTTCTAACGGTGTCAAGCCCTCGTCGTCTTTTCGCCATGAGAACCTACGGTCATAAGCGAATCCCGTTCTGAGGGCTGATGTCACCCTGCCGGTTATTTGCTTTTCGAGCTTATTGATTTCTCGGTTCAGCTCGAACAAACGTTCCAACAGTATTTTCTTTCGTTCATCGTAATTAGCGTCTGCCATTCATAATATGCCTTTATTCAAATTTTATTAGGTTGAAATAGAATGAGAGAATTGTAGTAGAGGTCGTACCGGATAATGCAAGAAAAGAGACTTGGTGGTGTGAGGAAGTTTTAATGAGGAGTGCCTAAACGACGTTAAGATCTACGATTAGGCACTTTGAGGTTTGTGGTGTTAGTTCCACAGTAGGGCAACGCCCCAAATAATGGCCAGAATAAAAAGCATTACATCGTCTTGTTTTTTATACCTGCGTTGTGCTTCATCTTCCGGACCCCTGCGTTTATAATATGCTCTTACTTTTTTTCTACTTGCCATACACCTACTCCTGTTTGAGTTCGTTAGCATAGTGTGGGGGACGCTCGTTTGCACACGACGTGCACATGTCGCCCTTGATTGATGGGAACCCAGGTTGTTCGCACTTGGGACAAACGTAATCTGTTTTGAGAATCAATGCCCTGGTACCCATCTGTATAACACGGGTTTGGAAGTTAATGACCTCACGCCGAAGTTGGCCGAGCTCGGTTAGTATATCGTTTCCCTGGAATAACCTCAGAAGGGCGGCGATTGCGATTATAAGTAAAAGCAATACGATGATGACCAGGCCAATAGTGCTCATTTTTGAGTCTCCTGTTTCTTCTTCAATATAGCCAAGTATTTGTCGCGCTCTTTTGACACCGGATTGTCTGTTTTGAAGGTACCACGAAAGCACCTGGGACATAGTATAATAGCACCGATCGCTACCATTTCGCGGTGAGTATCAAAGCATTCATCGCAGTGTTGATTGTAATAAACGCGGATTGGAGGACCAAAGGTGGAAAACTCTTTTTCAAGATCGTGCGTCTTCTTCGACATTATTTAGCACTCCTATTATGTTGTTCGTTTCCCTCTCCGACATGTACGGGTTTAAAGGTATCTGCAATATACGATTACAAAGTTCCTGAGTTACGTCCGTTCGAAAGTCCTCATCTACGTCGATTACAAACATTTCCAATTCGTGAAGCGGCTGCGGATAGTAGATCTCACTTGGATACCCTGCTCTTGTCAAAGCTTGTTGAACGAAGTCGCGACTCACGCAATTGCATAAAATGGAAAACACTGCCCAATTACTGAATCCGGGTGATAGTTGAAAAGCGTACGCGTCTTTATCTAAGTACTCACGATACTTGTGAGCCACGTGTTTTCGGATGTTCACGCTCTCTTCGAAATCGGTAAACTTTTCGAGTAGGATAGCTGCTGTCATTGTATCCATTCTAAAGTTGTATCCCATTACATAAGCATAATTGTCGCCCCTCAAGCAGTGGTTTCTCAGGGATCGCACCGCATCGCTCATTTCAACATCGTCACAAAACACCATACCGCCGTCACCGAACGCACCGAGCGGTTTAGTCGGATAAAATGAGGTGAACGCGTAATCGCCAAAACTCAACGCTTCCTTATGTTCCAATGTAGAACCTAACGAATGGCATCCGTCCTCAATGACCGGGATGCCGAACTTGTCGGAGATCTGGTTTATTGAATACTCATCGTAAATAACGCCAAACAGATCTACGGGGACGATTGCCTTCACAGCCCCCTCTGGTTGTTTGCTGATTTCCAGAAGCAGATGGGCTGCCGACATTGTAAAGGTATCAGGGTCAACTTCGATGAAAAGCGGTGTGGCGCCTGTCATTAGAACGGTGGTGGCTGTTGACAAGAAGGTGAAATCGGGTACTGCCACGACATCACCAGGGCCGATGCCTAACCCTCTCATAATGAGGAACTGAGCTGCTGTTCCGGAAGATACGGCGATTGCATATTTCCGACCAACGTATTCAGCCAACATGGTTTCAAGCTTTCGAACCTCTTCGCCAAGTATGAAGTCCCTGCGTTCCATTACAGTTCGTACAGCTACATGGCAGCCAGATATCGGTTGCCGTTCGATTGCATAAATTGATCTCATTCTTTGTCCTCCGGTTTCCAGGGTATAAACGGTTTGAAGCGAATAACGGAAATGCCGTTGACGCAAATCCAGACTCTTCCGTCGTCTGCAACTTGGAACCCGAATTCGCCTTTCAACATTCCGGCTCTCATATCTTCCTCAACGCTGATATAACCTGACTGGGTGGTTTGTGGATATTCCACGCTCGCCTCCTATTGTATTCTTCCTATCCGTAGTCCATCTCGGCCTTTACGACTGGACATAAATTGCAAGTGCCGTAATTCCACTCTGCCAACCTTCTAATCATAGCCAAATAATCGCCATAACGCTTCGGGGTGAAGATTTTTATAACCTCACCGCGGCTGTCGTGGTCGTCATAGTACACAGCGAGCCACCCCTTTGAAGATCGCATTAAATTAATCCTACAAGACGTCCCGAACGGCTTTCCATTCTTTAAAGCAGGCTCGTATAGTCCCCACGAGTATCCAGGTTTATTTTCCATTTCATAATTCGTCTTGCTTCGTCATGCCCCGGAGCGTGCCGACCTGCTTCTCAGTGAGCTCGCCGGCTTCTTTCGCAATAGCGGATTCCACCTTCTCTGCAACTCGTGCAGATGGGAGCAGTTTCAGAATCAATCGTTTCGGGCGAATACCCTGCACTTTGAAATGGCTCCCTTTGATAACCAGTTCTTCGCCAACTTTGAAAAAGCCCATTACGCCTTGCTTTTGTAAATAGTCGGCCTTCGCGTCCTCTACCTCTTCAAACTCGCCTTTACCTGTATCCATATTACACCTTCTTTCTGTTTTCCCTCCAGTTCTCCCGGAGCTTTGATGAGTTTTTGATCGCGTACCTTGCGAGACAATACGCGTCGCATATGTTGTTATCTTCGAATTCTTGCTTGAATTTTAATGCACACCTCATGAGCATCAACTCTTTCTTCGCCTTTCCCTTTCCTCGTCCACATACGAAGGTCTTCAAAGTTGAGGGCGATACAACGTACATGGGTTTGTTTGGGTACAGTCTTGCGAGCTCGATCCGGATGAAATAGTGTAATCCTGCGAGCTGCGAGCCCTTTTGTCCTCTGGAACCGAAGGCGATTTGTTCGATCGCTATCGGCCCGAGATTACGAGAATATGTTTCAAGGAATACTTTGATTTGGGTCCAAATGTACAGAATTCGGTCCTCAATAGCGGTATTTGGACGAGAAGTGATTAGGTGGGTGATTACTCGATCATAGGTACGATTAATGAGTGCAATTCCGGTCGCAGTCAGGCTTGGGTCGATTCCAACGAAAAGTTTCTCCGTAGTCGTGGGCTTACTCGGTTTCTTCGTCATTATCAGTTCTCCTTTTTGTAATATACGAGGTCATAGAGGTATACAATACATGGGACATAAACACTTTTGTTTCGATAATCATCGACTCATCGAGTAAAATCGCAATTGTTTTTCGTTCTTAAGTACGTGACATAACACACGAATTCCAGAAATCGGTGAAAATCGTCGAAGATGTGCAGATCCGTTTTTTCCCGAAAATCGGCGATTTTTCACGTATTCGCCGTCATTACGTATGCTTACGATACGCGAAATCGTCGAAATGAGTCAGAAACGTTAAAAAACAATTTCTCGGATAGCCGTTCTTGTAAACGTCGAGTTGACACACGTTTAAGGTTGGCCTGTGCCAAAGTAAACCGGTGTTCTATACGCATTCGAAGAATCGTCGAATATTCTCGAATAATGACGTGTAATTTGCGTAGACCGCATTCAAGTATACCTATCTTATACCCGATACTATGGATGCACCATGGTTCTTTGACATTATTGAGTTGTTTTAGAAAGCAAGTCTAAGCCGGCAGCGAAAAGCGGCCCCCAACGGGGAGAAGAGAAAAGCGGAACGACCGGATAAGGGCGGGTAAGTAAAAAGCAGCTCAGAAAATATGAATGATGAAATTGAGGTCAGCGGTCCTTAACCGGGAGACCGGACCGAAGCCTGAGCAGCGATCGCATCAAAGCTCTACCAGTAAGTCTGCACGTGGTGATCACAACCCAGTCGCTGATTCTCAATTTGGAACCTCCTAAGGATCCAAGCTTTATTGGATCCACTAAACACGTCCTCTGGGCGTGCTTAGTGGAACTAATAACCATAAACTACGACATGGAGGTCATAAAATGAAAGCAAAAATTGAGTTAAAACGTTATCAAACACATTTGTGGGTTGTCCTGGTGGACGGAATGTTCATTAACACCGGCATTATTGAGAACGGGAAGTATCAGATGGTAAAGGACCTGCAATATGGGAAGCGGTTCACCACTTATAAAGGGTCGAAAGGCTGCTCTAACAAATGCGAAAAGATGTATCCGAAGCACCATGTAATGATCGTTAAACTCGAAACCATCCTTGGTGAGATCATTTACACCACGTAAGATTGGAGGCAAACATGACCGGCGTAATTACAAAAAAACACTTCCTGGAAGTTGCGAAAACGTTTGGATGGAGGAAAGCAATTAAGCTTCTGTTCAGCAGCGAGACCGCAGCACTCCGGGTACTAATGGAGGGTTGAAAAATGATTGATCAAATAGACGGGAAGAACGTTCCAAACTTTACCTGGATTTGTTGTAGCTTTAAAGACTACCATTTTCATGGCGAGACCGTTGAACCGGAAGCAGGGTTCAGCTCTGAAGGCGATGTTGCAGAATTCATACGGGCCGTTGAGATGAGCGAAGGTTATACCCCGGTAGTATTTGAATGGGATAGCGAAAAGGACCTTTATTACAAAACCGATAAATTCAACGAACTATAAAGGAGAATGAAAAATGGGAGACAAGAAAAAATTAGCAAAATTTGTAGAGGATTTTTCAACGGCGGTTAATATGTTTATGGGTAAAGAAGAATTGAAAGCGACCGCATCGGCTTGTTGTAGCGACCATAGAACATTGCAGCAAAACAAAATGCGATTAATAATGGAAATGTTGAAAGTGTGGGACAATGATTTTGTTAATGGCAATTATGATATGAGAAACGAGCAAACTTGCAGGGTGGCGAATAAAATTATGGGTTGCTTAAACGAGTATGAGGACACTGTTTTTCCCACTGTATAACAGCGAGGGTATATAGGAAACTATATACCCGAACGGTTTTGCAGTTAACCTATAAAGGGAGAATGAAAAATGAAAGAATGTATAAAATGGGACGAAGAGGATAGCAAGTTTGATGAGCTTGACGAAATGTCAGACAAGCTCCGGGCCCTGCGAGACCGGGTAGAGGTGATGGGGTTAAAGCGGAACCCGAAATGGGATTCGCTCGATTCAGGCAAGGAAGAACCGCACATCCTGGATTTGTTTGATGAGCTTGTTTCAACGATCGAAAATGAATTCGATGAAGCAGCGTAGTCGTCTGAGCGACGTTAAACAGTGTCATTAGGCTCAGAGCGGTATCCGGGTTGTTGTGAACGCCCGGATACGTTGACTTTAATTGAACGTTAACTTATAAATTGGAGGGATAAAAAATGAACGAAACGACAAAATGGAATGACAAAAAAGTTGAGAGGTTGGCGGACCTTTTGTCCGGGGTTGAAAGCACCATTGATGAGTTGAAAAAAATGGGGTTGAAGTTCAGCGAGAAGTTCGATGGTAGCGATATGGACGAAGCGAACATCCTGGATTGCTTAACCGGAGCAGTTGACAAAATTTATAACGAGTTGGAAGAAGGGGCGTAGTCGTTCGAGCGACTTTAAATAGGCCTTAGGCTCGAAGCGGTACCTGGGTGGTAGCACCCGGGTACATGGCAAGTGCGAAAGACAAAAATAATTGTAGAACTTCAAACATGGGAGGAACTAAAATGGAGCTATTTATTGGAGCGTTAAAGCACGTAGTTGTCGTAGATGGCGTTGAGTTGGCTGCATTTCGAGAGCTCGGCGAAGCTCGCCAGTATGAAGAGATGGTCGAGAAGACGGGCACGCAGCCGGAATTGATTAAAATTATGACAGCGAAGGATTTCAAAGAGCAGTTCGTCGAAGAACCGCTACTTAAGAAGGACGAAGAATTCGAAAAGGTCGCAGATGCTATTTCTGCGCTTGAGAACTGTTTGGAGATTATGGGCGATCTCGGGTTCACGCCGCAGACCGAAATAGCGACCCAGGGCGACGAGCTGCTATCAAACCTCTACCGTCTAACCGAAATAGCGGCGGAAGACATGGAAATGTTCAAATTGAAATCGGTCTTGTTAGTGTTGGTTCGGCGCCAGTATGGGGCCAAGAACATCGGGTATGCAGCGAACAAACAATCGTGGGACGAATGCTTCACCATCTTCGAAGGCAAATTGTTCCTATGGTTTAATGATTTAACCGGAACCACAAAAGCAGAATCAATCAAATTGACTGGAGGTGATTATAGTGGCACGACAAAATCTGCGTCGTAAGACAATAACGAAAGAAATCCTGGAAGCGATGGAACCGAATCTTTACGATGGAGACTGCGTCCAATGGATGAGGGTTGAAAAAGCACTAAGCAAGTTTAACATGGAAGAGCTCGGTGCCATGTGGTGTTTGGTTACAAACGTTCGTCGTCCGAGCGACGTAAAATAGGTCATTAAGCTCGGAGCGGCCGGCTTGACTACGGTCAAGTCGGCATTGGCAACAATTTATTAACTATCATATAGGAGGATAATTATGCCACGAGTAACTCATGTGAAAAAAGCTCGCAAGGACAATCCGGCCGTAAAGAAGGGTGAACCGTACTATTGGTGGGCCTTCCAGTTCGCAGGGAAGCGGTATTCGAAAACCTATCCTAAACGGTCCCAGTTGACGCAAAGTTCGTTTTTGAGCACTTTGTGGGACATGGAAGACGGTATGCACGATAGGTTCAAGGGTTGTGCCGATCAAGGCGATTTCGAATCCGCTCGGGATGATTTGGTTAGCGAAATTACCGAACTTGCCGACGAAACGCAGGGAAGCCTTGACAACATGCCGGACCAGTTACAAGAAGCAGATACCGGCCAGATGCTCCAGGAAAGAATCGAAGCTCTGGAAGGATGGGCCAACGAATTGGAAGGCGTTGATTGCACCATTGACATTGACGACGAAGATGAAGAGGGGCCTGCGGATGCCGATGAAGAACTGGATGAGAACGATCCGGACCAAGAGTTAAAGGATCGGATCGAAGAAATTTGCAACGAACTTACGTCATACACAGCCGAAGTATAGGAGGAACGAATTATGAATTGCAAACAATTTTGTACGTTAGAACTTTCTGCCCAAAGAGACCGTTTAAATAAAATTCCCGATCTCAAAGTGAAGCTGAAAGGGATGTATATTGATCCGCCTTCAAAGGGAGCAGGGAAGGAAAAGTATTTTTTCGTTAGGTTGAAAGACTCGACGGTACTGTGGGAAGGCTACACCTGTTGTGCTTACAGTGCCCGAAGCAAGGCAATCGAGCGACTAATTGAAAAGCATAAAGTGGAGGTTATGGAAATCAATAAAATGTTCAATATTAACCACCTTCTCAAGAGGGGCGGCAGGGTAAGACGGCACGAAATGAAATCTAATCGGTATGATATTATTTTCGGCGACACCGTAATTGGGTACAGCGTACGGGTTGGCCACGGTTTTGAAATCCAAGTTGTTGTAACAGCCAACAAATACGTGTACCACGAATGCAAGTTGACGCCGCAAATCGAAACTTTCTTCCGGGAGCTCGGAGACCTTGCGTTCGAAGCGAATGAAGAGAGGTGCAAGTTGGCTCGGATCTCAGCCGGCAAGGTATTTGATCACGATCAGTTAAATGAGTTACACGATTTGATTGGAGGCGACTGATGGACCTCATATCAACCTGGTGTAGCAAGTGCGAGAGCTATACCGAACAAGAAATTCTGGTAGATGTACCGGTCGATATTCCACCAGGCGAACATCATTGCGAAACAAAGTGTTCGGTATGCGGTGATATATCGGATTTTACAAACGTTGGTCCTCTGAGGGACGATAAATAGTGCCGTTAAGCTCAGAGCGGCTGCCCGGAAACGGGCAGCGTCGGCGAAAATACAATTGTAAGGGAGGTGGTTATTTGAAACGTAAAGGAATGAAGAAGCCTAAGCGAACAGCAATTAAGCAGCCTAAACGAACGGCAATCAAGTATGGCCGGAACCACTTGGGTATCCGGATGTTTGAATGTTTCGGGCGTTGGCATGGTCGCGAGTTAACGCCGAAAGAGACGATGATTGCGAAGAAGCGTAGGCGTAAATACCTGTTAAGGTACGGTAAAAAACTGGACCTTAGAAAACAAACCTTATCACAGGAGGACAAAGAATGCCTTGCTATCAAGTAAGCTTGATGACAGTGGAATTCAACGTTTCCCGGATAGACCTATTAGAACGGTCGCTCCAGGAACTGCGACTTCAGTACATTAAAAGCGAAGTCGCAAACCTGATTCGCCTGGAAAATGGAATCGAAATCGACCTGGACAACAAACAGGTCGTAGCTACCCGGTATGAAATGGGTACGGTCAATGAGATTAAAAGGACGTACGCAGAAGTCGCGTTGGCTGAGGTAGCGAAGAAGAAGCGATGGGCGATGAAGAAAACCTCTAACCGGACCTTTGAATTGAGGAGGTACTAAATGGATATCATGAAAGTTGAAATCCTGGAAGATGGTGTGGTTAGCGTTACAACCACCGATTTCAAAGATTCGAACCACATGAGCGCCGATCAGCTCTTAGATGAGGTACACGAGCTGTTAGGCGGTGACCGGAAGATCGAAGCGAACGAGCAGCCGAAAAAGAAGTCGCGGCTGCACGTCCACAAGCACGTTAAAGCAGGTAGGTAAAATGAAAGACGATACCTTCTTAAAGTATGCTAAAAAATTAGGTCTGCGAGACGGGATGTATTCTCGGAAGTTGAAAGACGGGACCATTTATTGGTTCTTCTATGCCGGCAAGAGCGTCAGTTCTTCGCGGCACAAACCCGGGTCGCATGAGTATAACGGAATCCTTATGGCCAGAAGCTTTCATCTAAAGCTCGACAAAAAGGATGGTCGCAAGAATATGAAAGATATTATTCGGGCGATTAAAAAAGCCAAAGCAGAGAGACGGTAATGCTCGGGAGACATGAAAATCCCGAGCACCCGTCGCGATGCAGAATCTGAGAATGGAGGTTCTCATGAATGGAATACAAGAATTAATATTTTCTTTACGTGCAGGTTATTCATTTTTCTACTGTCAAACGGAGGAGTTTGACAGAACATTGGATGCAATTCGTGTAGGGATCGATGAATACAACGCTCAGACGGACAAGCAAAATTACAAACTTTCGTTTTGGGATTTTGAATCAGATCAGGATCCCGAAATTGTGCTTAGTAAGCTTGACGATGAGAGCGCCGAGCCCGGAACTGTAATGGTAGCCAAAAATTGGAATTGGTTTTTGTGGGACGACTACAAAGAGGTGGACAAAAACTTTGCCTCATCGATCATAAACCGCTTCCCGATTTGGTCTACAAAAGAAGTGCGGCGAGTGCTTATAATCGTCGGCAGTCTACCATTTGACAAAGCTATACCACCAGTGTTGCAGCGTGGGTTTCTTCCCATTTCATTTTCGCTCCCTGGTGAAGCAGAAATCGAAAAAGAGCTCGACAAAATCATATTCTCTGCGAGAGGGAACCCGAAATTCGAGGAGCCCGATGATGATATGAGGGTCGAGTTGATCACGGCTGCGAAAGGTATGACGCGCCAAGAAATTGCGAACGCCTTCTCGTATAGCCTTGTAAAGACCGGCGGCAAGTTGGATCCGGTCATTGTCAGCGAGAGAAAAGCTCGGGAGGTTGAAAAAACCTCCGGTATTAAGATCGGTAAGTACGAGCAGAACCTGGAAGACCTAATCGGGTACGATAACATGAAAGAATTTGTCCTGATGAACATTGGCGACCCGGAAGCCAAAGGCGTTATATTGGTTGGCCCTCCAGGTACCGGCAAGACGACGTTTGCACGGGCCATTGGTAAGGCGGCCGGCAAGATCGTGTTTGAGATGGAGTTGGCTGAAATGTTTGGAGGTCTGGTTGGTGATACCGAGCAGATGGTCAAACAAGCTTTAGACGTGATTCGCGTGAATGCACCGTGTATATTGTTCGTGGATGAAATCGAAAAGGGTTTGGCCGGTGCATCAAGCGGAGCCAGTGGCAGCACGGATGGCGGTACAACCAAGCGTGCTATGTCGCAGTTCCTCAAGTTCCTCAGCGATACGCGTCCTCCGGGTGTGTATGTTATTGCGACCTGCAATGATATCGATTCAATGGACCCGGAATGGTTAAGAGCCGGTAGATGGGATAGCGGAGCGTTTTATGTTGGGCTCCCGGACCTGGATACCAGAAAAGGAATCATCAAACGTTATTCAAAACTATTTGGCGTCACGTGGGACAAAGATATTGACGATGCGAAATGGACCGGAGCTGAAGTTGAAACCTGCTGTAGATTAGCGAAGCGGATGGGTACTACTAAGGTCGCAGCCGAATACATTATCCCTATTGCAAAAACGAAAGAAAAGCAGATCAAACGGTTGGAAGACTGGGCGAAGCTCAATACCATTTCAGCCGCGAAAAAGTACACTGGCAAGAAACCATCAACACGTGCATTAGACATTTAACTTAACCCAAACGTAGTAAAATACACCTATTAGGAGGATGTAAAAATGAAAAAATCTACTATCATGAAAAATTGGAGAATCGATGAACTTCGCAAGGAACTGACTCGCCGGAAGAAAGGTTGGAGCAAAGACAGCAGCAAGTCAAACCTGGTCGACGTTTACATGAGGGCTTTAGATGATGAAAAAGCCGTTGATGTTAAAAAGGGCATTAAGAACATCGTTAAGAAGACCCTGGAGACCGGTTCTAACGGCGATTATGGCGACGATGTGCTCGATTACGTGTTCAAAGAAGGCATATTGTACCGGATCGATTCTCACTGTTGGTGGGGTAAATCGTCAAGGGTTGATGAGGAAGAAATCAACGCTCCGAAGGAAATTTTGTCAGGCGTCAAAACGCTTGTTGACCCGAATACTTTGGCCACCCTGCGATCCTATAAATCTTACGGCGAGCGTATCATTAAAAAGCGTTCCTACCCGTTTCTCGGACTTCGCGGTGTTTATTACGTACCGAAAGCTTTCATCAGCGGATGCGAAGAGGAACTAAAAGAAACGCAGGGAAGGGTGTATGGTGAACGCGATTTCTTTATGAAAAATCTACCGAAGTATAAGAAGGAATGGGCTGCGGTATGTAAAAAAGGAAAAGTTGAACCGCCGGCGCCCGAGTTGTACCCTTCTAAAGACGAGCTCAATGGAAAGTTCGTATTTGAGTGGACCAAGTTCGCCATCACGCTGCCGAATTCGAGCATGAAAATTTTGAATGAGGCGGAGTTGAAAGAGGAAGCCGAAAAGCAGAAGAAGCAAATGTTCGAATTCCTGGACGGTTCGCTTTCGATGCTCGCCGGCAAGTTCTACAAGGCCATCAACAACTTGGCTGAAAAGCTGAGTTCTGGTGACCCTATGAAGCCCAAAACCTTGTCATCTGTTCGCGATTTCATTGAAACGTTCGATGCGATGAATGTCACGAATAACGCGAAGCTCCAGGACCTTGTCGGTAAAGTGGACAAGCTCGTGGGCACCGCAAGTGTCAAGGATTACAACGCTGACGAGAAGCTGCGAAAGGATACCGAAAAAAGAGTTACGCAGATGGTCAGCTCGTTCAAGAAGATTTCTGAATCCGACCAAAGATTTAAACGTGATTTGGACTTCTAATTGACCACCTCCCATGTAAGAGGCCGGGAACGAAAGTTCCTGGCCTTTTTTCTCGCTAAATCTTGTAGTACTCGTCATATGTAAATGGCCGTCAATAACGCCGGTCAAAACGAACCGAAAGGAGAGCTTGAAAATGGGAATAACATTAAAACAAAAAGTTATTAAGGCCATTCAAGCCCGTAAAGACACGTGTTTTACAACGAACGACATTTATAACGATCTGGGTGGAGAGAAGAAGGGAGTTAACAAAGCGACGTTGAGCGTCACGATTACCAGGGATTTGAAAAAAGAAGGGATTATTAAGCCGTTCGAAACAGGCCCTGGTGGTCGGGCAAAGAGCTACATTCAAGCCAACGTTACACGGAAACCGAAGGTGAAGATGGTGAAGACGAAACCGGTTGAAACCGCGAATATAGTGGATGCAGCCGAATTCGGCGAAGCAATCATCCAGTATCTCACCGATCTCAAAAAGAAGATTGCAGGGCTCGAATTCGGGTTTGAGGACGAAGCCCGGAAACATCAGGCTGCTCTGACGAAGAAGGATGACGTTATTAAAGAAAAGAACCGGGACATCGAGCGGTTAAACAGCCAAATGGTTTCGTCTAACGACCGAATCAGGGAACTCAATGAAGAGAACGAACGTTTGGCACGTAACGCCAAACGGGCCAAATCAAGTACCTTCAACCTGGGCGAGCTCAGTCACAAAAAGCAGAAACAAGAAGCCTCACCAATTTGAAAATACGACGATTATTGGCAGAAAAAGATCTGGTTCACGATTTGGCTCGTGTTTAACGGCCTTAACAGAAGGGTACCTACCTGTTAAGTACGTTAAACGGGTCGTTTACGACTGAGACGTAAAAAGAAACGACGAATGCCGTGTTTATCAACGTCTACACACGAGGAAAGATTTGAAAAGTACGAAAAAACGAAAAAAAGCCACCATAGTAGAAGGCATACTCAGGTCACGGGTATACGGGAACATCCCGTTCGCACGATTCATCAAAATGTGCAGCTACCATCCGACTGGATATCAGTTCTCCCCAAAGTTCCAGGAAGGCACCTGGGACGGCCTCATATATCTCGCGTATAAACTCAAGTATGGTGGCTTTTCGTTCCCCTCTGGTCTAATCAATTCCGTCGTATCCTTCCTGGTAGCCGAAGACTTCAAGGTTCACACCGAATACAATTACGAACTTCCCAAACCAAACAAAATCCGGCAGCCGAAGGTTTCAACATTAAGGGATTATCAGCTCGAAGCGGTCCAAGCGTGCCTCCGCCAACGTAGAGGAATCTTGAAGTTGCCGACGGGCTCCGGGAAGACTAAGATTGCCGCCGCACTAATACGAACCCTCAAGCGATACACAATCTTTCTGACGCACAAAAAAGACCTGCTATACCAGACTCGCGATGTGTTTCGTAAGGAAATCGGCGACTTTGTCGGCATTGTAGGAGATGGTAAACGCGAGCTCGATGCTCCCATCGCCATAACATCGGTACAAACGTTAGCAAGGAACCCGGACCTTCTCAAGTCGTGGGCTAAACAACGTAAAGTCCTGTTCGCAGACGAAGTCCATCATGCCGTAGCGAAGACGTGGTACAAGTCAATGCAGAGGATACCGGCGTATTACCGGATCGGCCTTACCGCTACACCCATAACGGGCGAAGGGAAGATTCTCCTGGAGGCTTCCACCGGTCCTATCATATACACAGCCCCTGCTCAACAGCTTATAGACGACGGATGGTTATCGCAGCCCATCATCAAAATGATCACCGTAAAGACACCGGTTCTTCCGGAACGATGGGACTACGATAAGTCGTACTATAGAGGGATTACAATAAGCAAAACCCGCAACACCAAGATTCTCAGGGTTTGCCAGTTTCTCATTAAACACAAAAACTACAAACCTATTGTAGTGCAAGTGCGGTACCTGGACCATTTAAAGAGGCTGCAAACCAAGTTCGAGCGCCACGGGTTAAACTTCGAAGTTCTCCAGGGCTCGGATACGGCTGACCGGAGAAATCGTGTCTTCGGTGAAATAAACGACGGCAAATTAGACGTGCTTCTCGTTTCCGGTATATTTGACGAAGGAATCGACCTACCAAACATCCGGACTTTAATAATCGGAGCAGGCGGGAGCTCTGATGTACGTACAATTCAGCTTATGGGACGCGGTATGAGGCGGACGAAGGACAAAGACGAAGTGCTAATCGTTGACTTCTTCGACTATACTCACGAATACCTGGAACGGCACTCTAAACGCCGGAGGCGCACGTACAAGCGTGAAGGGTATGAAGTGGAAACCATGACATTGAAAGGATTAAAGCGATGGGTAACGTCTGGAAAAAAGTTATACCCGAAGGGAAAACAATTAAACCTTCCTGTTTCCAGTACGGCAAAGTAAGCACGCTCAATAAAACCGTGTGGGAACAGGCGTCAAAGCCGAACCAAGAAATAAACGTGTTTGTTCCTCGTTCCCGGACAAAGAATGACAAGTACTTCATGCAGATGAGCTCCAACCATCGTCATATCAAACTCAGGGCGTTGAGGAATAAACGTTTGGTCGCAGAAACTGTAGACCATAATACAAGCACTTATACGCTGCACCTGGTAAACAATTCCAAAATCCATTACATCCACGTTCAGAAATGGGAGGAAAAAATGAAGGTAAACACGCTTTACGACAACGTTATGCTACTCGTAACCATTAAAGGGGTGGCAACTATGGACCAGGACGAAGGCGCCACAAAAGCCGTTATGGCGGAGGAACAGTTAAGTGCCGGGTTTGCAGACATGCAAATCACAGACCACGAATTGTCGCCAATGTTCTCCAACGATTTCTTGGAGAAATTGGGCGATGTATTTACGGACGTTGCACACAAAGTGGAAACAGAATTCATTGCTGAAGGCGTGGTAGTACTGCCGAAAGCGGAAGGAGAAAAAGATGGCGATAACAGTTGAATTCACGAAGCACAATGTGATCGAGCTGCTCAAGGAAATTAAGCAATCCGCACCAACGCCTCAAGACGACGACCATCCTGCTCATTGGTGGAACGAAAATTTCGGGATGCGAATTAAGAACGAACTCGCAGTCATCGTAGATAACGCCATTGACAGGGTTGAGCAGATGAGGTTAATCTAATGGACGTGCTAATCGACGTAAAGTTCTGCAATATCACAGACCTGAAAAAAGAACCGGATGAAGATAAGGTATGGCGGCAACATACGCTCATATTCAAGGATGTTATCAAGTTCCCGGAAATCCCGACTTCAACTGAAACACCAGGTTTCGTTCCAGAGTTTGATAGGATACTTTCTGAAGCTATTGGCGAAGTACTGGGATCGGTTGAAAAAGAGTTACACGCGATGCACGTTCAACTACAAGCTAAACACAATTAGTCCGGATCGTTCTTCTTCCTCGTGACGTAAAGTACGTACTCTACGTACTTACTAAAGGGACTACACACAGACAGGACAGAATTTTCAACAGGGGCAGGCTGAAGATACTTCAGCCATACAATATTTCCGCTCAAAATAGTTTTACTTTTTTAAATCTTTTTTAGCTTGTTATAAACCCAGTAGAATCGGGCATCAAAAAACATTTCTTGATTTTTTATTTTTATTAATTTAAGCTTGTTTCTGTTTGCAAATCTAAAATCGTTGTGGATTTTCATAGTGGTTGAGCTCGTGGGACCATGCCTAAAAAGAGAAACCCGAAAAGTACGGCGAAGGATTTTTGTTTCCTTTGGAAGTGGACGTATGAACAAGTTATTGGGTCAAAGTTCGTAATACACTGGGCTGCGGACGGTAGCATATTTAGACGGTTGATATCGAACCTTACAAACAAGCAGATCCGGGACGTTGTTGATTTTGCGTTTAGCGGCCACCCAAGTACTGAGTATATACGGAAGCAGGGATTCCCAATACGCCTTCTACCCTCCCAAGTGCAGCTCTACCTCTCCATCATTGAAAACCCCGGTATAACAATACCAGAAGAAGATTTGGACCTCGAAATACCGTATTGGAACGACGTTAGGTTGTCATACCTATGGTCGTGCGTTAGAGAGAGCGACATAAATTCGCTAATTTGCAATGTAACCGACGAGTATTATTGGGAGCTACTATTCGCGAAGATGCGAAGACAGCAGGGTTATATCACGACAAAAGCGAAAGTTTTTTTTGAACATTGGAAGGACAAACGAATGTTAAAAAGGACCGCGATAAAGTATGAAAATAGACCCTGCTGTAGAGGCGTATCTGACACGTAAGAAGTGGTCGTATTCCGATAAAAGCCCGTCTCAGTACGTAGTAAAGGTGTGCCCATTCTGCGGTGACAGGGGTAGTCATTTTTATGTGAACAAAGTTACCGGACAATTCCTCTGTTGGAAGTGCGATGAAGAGGGTAACCAATACCTGCTCAAGAAAAAGCTCGGCGACATTTCAGAGCTCAAGAAATTAACTCCGACAAAGTCGAAGCTCACCAAAAAAGCGTATAACCGCTTACGACGTAGAGTACTGGGTTATCACAACTCATTAAAAGCAGATAGGAAAGCACAAAAGATCGTAAAAGCCGAATGGGGTTTTGGTCTTCGTGCTATTAAACGGTTTAAACTGGGTTTGCAGCGAAAGGGTAAAGTTAATTGGCTTGTAATGCCACAGTTTGAGCAGAAGAAGCTCGTTAACGTCAAATATAGAACCCTGCCACCAACTCCAAAACGATTTCGCAGAGAAGAAGGTCTTAAAAGCGTGTTATACAATGCCGACAATGTCGATGGTAGCAAGAAGTTCATCAATTTGTTTGAGGGTGAATCCGATACGATTACCGCCGACACTTATTTAGGTATCAAAAATGCCGTGGGAGTTACGGTTGGAGCTCGAGGTTTCAAGCCTGAGTGGAAAGACTATTTAGACCAGTTCGAAGAAATTTACATCTGCTACGACAACGATGTGGTGGGACAAGAAGGTGCCAATAAACTTGCACATCGGCTCGGCATCCACAAGTGTAAAAACATTGAATTACCACATGATGAAGACGACGAAACGGAGTCAATCGACCTAAACGCGTGGTACCAGTTAGGAAACACAGAAGAAGATTTTAAAACAATTGTTGATCTTGCTAACCCTTTTGATGTAGAAGACGTAAGTAATTTTGCTACTGTTTTGGACGACCTGGAAGCCGAACTCTATTTTTCAAAGAAGCTCGACCAACATGGCTTTTTAACACAATGGGAGAACGTGAACAGATTAGTTGCAGGGTTCATGCCCGGAGACCTTGTTGTATTATCCGGACCTGCTAAAATCGGCAAGACTACGTTTGCGCTCAACATACTTCTTCATCACGCGATGCAGGGGATACCAGTGTTAGATTATTGTTTAGAAATGCGACCCGAAAGAAAAGGGGTCAAGGTAATCGAGTATCTTCGCGGCATTGAGCGGAGTCAGATAAGCCGCGAAGATGTAATCGTCGTCAAGTCACGGTTTGGCCGTAAGCCGTTTTACATGGCTCATTCATACCGCTTTAAACCGGAAGACGTATTCGAAACAATCCGAGAATCGGTTAAGAGATATGGAATCGAGTTCATGGTTTTCGACCACCTGCACTTTCTAATCCGCGAAATAAAAAACCTCACCGCCGAAGTTTCTGCAACAGTCCGAGAATTCAAACTCATGGCGGAGGAGCTCAAAATACCCATCGTACTGATCTGCCAACCACGTAAAATAGGTACCGCCCGGATGACGTTCAATGATTTGCGTGATAGCTCGTCAATTGGACAAGATGCAGATACCGTTATACTACTTCACCGGGAGCGGATTCAGCAGGATGAAAACCCGAACTCGGAAACAAGGGAATCAACGCGACCGGTATACAAAGCAAAAACAGAAATCATTGTAGACGCCACCAGATACAACCCTGGTGGCGTTACCACTTTGCAGTACAACGGCGCGATTAGCAGATATTTTAAAAACGTTTCAGAAGAGAGGAGGTTCTTGGATGGAGGACGCAACTTCTAAATTGACGGGTATGATAACCGATTTGGAGAAACGAGTGAAGGAAGCCGAGTTGTCCTATCTTATCGCGAAGATAGACGAGCTTGACGAAGAGGTGACCAAACTCGAATTCGATTTAAACTGTGGTACTACTGAGGAAATAGCGAACATGTTCGTAAATAAAATTCTTACAAAATATTGGCGGCTGCTCAATTCACAATGCAAACATATGAACCAACGGATCAACGCAACGTACATGGATGAAGACGACTACAAACAGGAATCGTTTGAATACCTGTTAAGACACTGCTTGCCGCGTGTCGTACAATTTAGTACCCGAGATAACCTATGGCTCCCCTTCATTAAAAAATCCCTTCACAACTGCTACGTAAATTTGCTGAAAAAGCATCTCACCCAGTCCAGGAAAGCGGACTTAGTCGAGCTCACCGATGAAATTATAAGTAATGAACCAGATTTGCAAATGGACGTTCATTCAGAATACGAGTTTAAAGAGCTGGTTTCTCGGGTACTAATTAAACTGTCAAACCGTGACCAAACGATATTTATGGACGTTGTAGATCCGCCAATAACCCTGCGAACATTTATCACGTTGAAACAGAAGGAATTGAAAAGCAAAAAGTATTCAGCCCGACAACTAATGGCTGAATACTACAAGCTTCCCATAACTACGATAAACTCTGTGTTTAGCAGGTTTAGAAAAATACTATTTGAGGTGTGCGAGAATATGTAAAGTTGTCGTGCTTATTGTATACTCGTACATGAACGTATATACGACAATAGCAGATAAGGGAGGTGGTTGATGCCGGAGAAAAAAGGTAAGAAGAAGTTTAATGATTACTGTGAGGCATTTGGCATCGCGTATTATAGTGAAGATAGGGAATGTACGACATGCGATGAAGCCACCAAATGTAACCAACTAACAAATCAAAACTTAGAAGGAGGCACCATGGCTAAATTAAAAGATCTATTGGCAGAGTTGAAAGGGCTGAAAAAGAAGGCCGACATTGAAGAATTCATCGAGGAAAATTCCCTCACCGTTAAAGTCCTTAAAAAGGACACCGTCACGGGTCTGAAGAAGAAGGTCGAAGCGGCCCTGAAGAAAAAAGCAGCCGCAGCCAAGAAAAAAGCAGCCGCAGCCGCCGCAGCCGACGAAGACGAAGACGAAGACGGCGATGAAGACGGTGATGAAGACGCCGATGAAGACGCCGATGAAGACGCCGATGAAGACGCCGATGAAGACGAGGATGAGGACGAAGATGACGACGGCGACGTTGACCTGGATGATGAAGATGAAGAAGGCGAGGACGATGAAACGGACATGGGTGAATTGGAACAGCGTGTAAAGGCCCTGGAGTCGCGGGTTGAAGAACTTCATGCGAAACTGGAATCCATGCCGGCCAAACCGGCCAGAGGTGCAGGGAAGGAAGAGAAGGAAAAAATCAAGGCCAAATTGCTGAAAGGCGTTCCCTATACCAAGGCCAAACTGTCCGATATGAATGCTCGGGAGCTCAAACAACTCGGCTCCGCCATGGGCATCAATACCTTCGGCAAAAAAGCCACCGCAGTCGTTTCGTTGGTTCTCAAAGAGCAGAAGAAAAAGAAATGGAATAAATAAGACTGCTGTGATTTCGCAATTAAACATAAAAGGGAGCATTCTCCGGTGGAGGGTGTTCCCCTTTTTCTCGGGAGGTGATCAATGTTCAGAAATATAATTATGGATTTCGTAGGCTCCCATTCGACCGGCAAGACGACCATCATACAACAAGCTCTGAGTTTGTTGCGAACTCACAAGTTAGACGTAAACCTTGTTGAATCTGTTTCAAGAACGGAATTAGAGGGATTCGGGTTAAAGCTCTATGATGAAACCGACGATTTCATGCAGTCCTGGATATCGTTAAATAACTGGTCCAGGATTCTCGAGTCTGCCATGAAGCATCAAGTCACACTTTGCACGGACTTTATTGTCCGATCCATGGCTTATACGCTATCGTCACCTCATATAAAACCAGAGACCGTACAAGTTCACAAGCGATGGTTAGATTACATATCTTCGAAGTGCTTTCGCTGCTCGTTTGACGTCCTCTGGTTCTACCTACCCATTGAATTTCCGCTTGAAAAAGACGGCGTTAGGAAGGAAGACGAAAATTTTCGCAAACTGGTAGATCAACATGTTAAGTACGTTTTTTCGTCATGTAAGCTCCCGGCTATCACTTTATCGGGGGATAAATCGAAACGGTATGTCAAACTTTCCGAAACCGTCGAACACATGTTGCACAATCGCATCTACTTGAAATAAACAAAACGTGCTCTCGATTAAGGACGTAAACCTCGGCGTTAACGTAAAACGTAAACGACGTCAAAACACGTCAGCATCGAGTACACGTTTTAGAAAAGTAAGTAACTACAATGACGGCGTTTTTTGTCGACAACGGGATTGAAAAGTCGAGAAAAAACGGCAAAAAGTACATCGTGTACTCGATTAACTACGTAAACCTCGGCGTTAACGTTTTACGTAAACGACCGAGAAACACGGCAGCATCGAGTACACGTTTTAGAAAAGTAAATAACTACAATTACGGCGTTTTTTGACGTCAACGGGATTGAAAAGACGGCAAAAACACGAAAGTAAAACGTGTACTCGATTAAGTACGTAAAACACGGCGTTTACGTAAAACGTTAACGCCGACAAAACACGGCAGCATCGAGTACACGTTTTAGAAACGTAATAAACGCCGACAAACACGTAGTTGAGGACTAACAACAAAAAGGAAGGTAAACGTATGCTCTCTTTTAATCCGCTCTTATGGTATGCAGGTGATCGCGTTGATGTTGGGTATGATTTCGACAACGAAAAAAACTCGTTTGACGGGAACATGCGAGAGGTCGCAGCCTCTAAACAGTGTGGTTACGCGGCGTGGGATGACCCTATGTGTGACGGAATCCTGGTTTCCAGGACAATGCTTGAGGTTACGACAACTCTGAAGAAGAACGATGCAAACGTGTATAAAATCAACACCTATCGAAACGTACATTACAACGTTTTGGAATACTGCCAAACCAAAGGTCTGTTTCTACCGACGTTAGCAGACCCGGGTACTTGGTCATACCACAACCTGTTTGAGCTACCAGAATACCTATACGATACCGAAGACCTAATTAACTACTACAACAACATGCAGTTCGACCTGGCAGGGAGCGTAGATTGGCCCATTATTGACCGGATAGTACAAGTTCAAGATGGGAAGCGTAAGTTCATCGATCTTGATTTCAAAACGAAAGAGCATCGGCGCCAACTCACCTTAGAACTCGCAGCCGATTTCATTAAGAAGTGCAATAAACGGAAGAAGCTAAACTTCATGCCCTTCGGCACTATACAGGGGTACAGCCCTAAAACCTACCAGGAGTCGTTACGAGCCATTCTGAAAATGGGATATGAATACATCGCGATAGGTGGTCTCCCTGCATACTCAGAGAAGCACGTAGTTGAGCTGCTTCCGATGATATTGAAAGAAGTTCAAAAAGTCGGGTATGAAGGCGGTATGCACCTATACGGCAGGTTTCCAAGCCCACGGTATGTTGCTTATTACATGGAACATCATGTTTCTTCGTTCGACAATAATAGCTCCCACATCGCAGCCTGCGTCAGTCCTTGTTCTTACTACGACCCGGATTTCAAATTTCGCGAAGAGGTACCAACGTTTCGCTGCTACGGCATTAAAATACCACCATTGACAGGCCCTATGTTGGCGAGATTGAAACGGCGGGATTTCGAATTGTGGGAAAAGGTGTCTAAACTGTGTACTGACACGTTCCACCTGTTCTGCAACTTCTCAAACTCCGGGAAGAATTCGGATCTCGAAGTTTTTCTCAGAAGCTACAAAAAAATGGATAAGGTTTTAAACACTGCCAGAATTAACCCGAAGTCCAATTCCTTTTTAAGCGACAGCTTGGAACGCTGCAAAACCGCTCTAAAACTAAAAGGATGGGAACGCTGTGGCTGTACGGCCTGCCGGAAAGCCAAGGCTCACATAATGATGGTACGCGGACACCGTATCAGATACCTGTTTAACCATAACACCCACGTTCAGTATGTACGCTATCAGCGCGAATTGAAAAAGGCTAAAAAAATTGTAGACTATCCTCAATACGATTGGTCAAAAATCCGCGAAATTAACCGCTTAAAAAATATCCGAAAAGCTATAAAGAGGAGGTAAAAACCATGGCACTATCAAACGTGTTTGTTGCCAGGAATGATGGGAGCAAGAAACCACCATTGATCGTATGTCCCAAGTGCAAGAGAGAAAATTTGGTTATGATGACTGAGTTCGAAAAGGACATTTCAAAAATCGTTGCGGACAAGTGTCTTGGTTGCGGCTGCATACTTTACGTTGGCTGCATGTTGATAGGACACGTGGATATACGGTCACTTGCGGCGGCCATACAAGAAGTCATCGCAGCTATTCGGCTCCAAGAATCGCCAATCCTTAAATCATAAGGGAGACTACCATGCCTAAAATCGAATTGACACCAAAACAAGTTTTGGAGTATATTATTGTTGGTATTAGGAATACTAATTATCAGGCTTCTATTGATATAGCCCAAGACTGTATAGATGAATTAGAGATACGTGAAAAGGCTGAGGCGATGGAGCCAAGTGGTAATGGGTTGAATAAAACGGAGAAGAAACTTGCCGAATATTTGGAATGGGCTTTGTCTATGATCGATGAAAACTTTAAGGACACTGGAAAGATAGGTGTGGCGGAGGTGGTGGTTTACAAGGCTGCACAACGTTTTTTAAAAGATATTAAACCAAATTAAAAGAGGAGGCAAAAAATGGATTTAGGTTTTATTGTTCCGGTTAAACACCTGGAAAAGTACGCCTCACAATCGCGATATCACTTGGTACTCGCTCACATGGTTGACCAGAACGAAGTTTATCGCAACTTCTACAGGCGATGTGCAGAGGACGGTGATTACCTGACTTTAGACAATTCATCTTTCGAAATCGGCGACGGGGTTTACTCGCCTGAGCAGCTAATCGATTTCGCCCTTGACGTTGGAGCCACAGAAGTCATGGCTCCGGAGGTTTACTTAAAAGCCGAAGAAACCGTGAAGGCGGTGGAAGCCTTTATTGACGAGTTTAATGGATTCGATAAAGCGAACGAGCTGAAAATCTTCGCTACAATACATGGCAAATCGTGGCCGGCTGCCAAGTGGTGTTTTGAACGGTGTCTACGGGCCGGCGCAACAACCATCGGGCTCTCATGCAGGTTAGACTTCCCGTATCCAACATTCGAATTCCAGAACCACTATAATGAAGCGTGGCGCCGATCGTTGGTACGAATGAACTTCGCAAGGAAGGTTTATCACAACCTTAAACCAAAACACCGGATTCATTTATTGGGTATGAACCACCCATACGAAATCTCGTTTTACCACGACATGCCACTGGTTAAGAGCAACGATTCGTCTGCCGCGTGGTTAAACGGTATTGAACTCAATCCGCTCGACATTTGCAATTACAGAAAACCGGAAGCCAAAATGGACTTCGACTGGGACGGTGTTTTGACAGAGGCCATGGAAGACATGGTGGATTACAACATTAACTTTTTAATGGGAATTGTTAACTGGGAATTACACAATGATATTAAATCCGCAGAAGGCGATAGACAACGGGTGGATTTCGTTTCCGGAAAAAGCGATGACTCCGGAGCAGCTACAACCTAACGGCATTGACCTCCGTCTGAAAAAAGGTATCAAGCTCCCTATTCACAAGGCATTCAAGCTCCTACACGACGACACGCAACACCTGGATTGGTATATCCCGGAAGGCTCATATTGTAAAGAATGCTTCTCAGTTCTCTTCGAACGTGGGAAGCCATATCTTATCGAAACCTTTGAGTATGTAAAGATTCCTCCGAATGTTGTAGCTATAGTTTACGGCCGTAGCAGCCTCAACAGAAACGGCATTTTGGCAAGGTCGTCCCTTTATGATTCTGGTTTCGAAGATTACGTAGGGTTCACCCTTTATCCGTGGGTTCCGTTTGAAGCTCACATTGGTGTGCGTATAGCACAAATCGTTTTTTATTCAGCAGAATCAAGGGGTTTATATGCCGGCCAGTACGGTATTGAAAATAAACAAGTGTAATCGCTGCGAGTTTTGGCATGACAAGGATCGCGTACTAAACGGCTATGGCAATCCAAACGCCGACATAATGGTACTTGGCGAGAGCCCAGGTAAACTCGAAGTTCATCCGGAATTAGAACATGAACCATTGATAGGCGAGACCGGTGCCGTGCTAAACTGGGGTATGAGAGCAGCCGGCTTGATTACATATGGAAACCGGTACAAGAAAATCTTCTTCACCAACGCCCTCAAGTGCTATCCATCCGTAGGAGACGAGCTCCAAAAGACTGTTGACATTTCAACAAAGCACACAAAACTTTGCAAGGGTTGGCTGCATAAAGAATTCCAACGCGTCAAGCCAAAGTTCGTGTTGGTACTGGGTAAACATGCACTTCACCAGATGACCGGTAACTACTCGGCATCTATAGAGGACATGAGAGGGTTCTGGTATTGGTCGGACGAATTCAATTGTTGGTATTATCCAACTAAGCATCCGGCCGTGATACTACGGAACTGGGGCGACACCTCCGCCTTTCTTCGCGATATGGAACGGTTTACAAACGGTGTAAAGAACGGCGTCCCGGAACAAAAGATCGGCAAACATTATAAGACGATAAAAACCATCGCCGGTGTAAAAGCCGTAATCAAACGTCTCAAGCGAACAAAGCGATTCGCATGGGATTTGGAAACTTCGTCGCTCAAGTCGTGGGACAAGAATGAAGAAATTCTTGGAATCTCGTTTGGTTGGAAGCCCGAATGGGCTGCGTATATACCACTTGTTAAGGAAGGACGAAAGAAAATATGGACGGCTAAACAGCGGCGTATTATCATACGGCTCGTTAAAAGCGTATTGGAAGACTCTGCTATAAAGAAGGATGGGCAGAACACCAAGTTTGACATCAACTGGATAAAGACAGAGGGCATCGATGTTAAGAACGTTAGTTGGGACACCATGCAATTTCATCATCTGGTTGACGAGAACACCCCTGCAAACCTCACCTATCTCACTACATACTACGATCTCGATTTTCCACGGTATGAAAACGAAATAAAACCATACATCAAAAAACGGGACGGAAAAAAGACCTACGAATTCATACCGGTGGAACTTCTGTCAAAGTACGCCTGTGCGGATGTGGATGCAGTATGCAGGATCGGTCGGCTACAACGAAAGTTCGCTACCAAAAGACAGCTCAAGGTTTACAGAAGAAACTCGGTTCCAATTTCCAAATTCACTTCGGTGATGGAACAAAAGGGTGTATTGATCGACGTTAGCCGGATCAAGGAAATGGAAGGCGAGTATCAGAAGAAGATTGATGCAGTTAATATAAAATTGTCGCGTTCGGTAAAACGTGACTACTTCAACGTTGCATCAAATCCTCAGGTGCAGGCCGTATTGTTTGGCGACGAGCCCGGATGCCTAAAACTTCGAAGCAACAAAAAGACTAAAACCGGGAAATGGTCAACAGATAAAGATTCGTTCGAGTACATGAAGCGGAAGTATGCCCGTAAAAAACGAGTTATCACGGTTTTAAGCATGATTCAAGAGGTACGGCGGATGCGTAAGATGAAATCCACGTATCTCACTGGGTTTATAAAGCTTGTTGATGAGCTCAATCGCATACACACATCATACCTATCCACCGGAACCGTGACTGGCCGACTTGCAAGTGAAGGTCCGAACCTGCAAAACATACCAAAAGACCCGATTTTCAGGTCCTTGTTCATTGCCGGCCCTGGACGAAAACTTATAGCTGCTGATTATTCGCAGATAGAAGCTCGGCTATTAGCATGGCTCGCTGTAGAACTCGACCTTATACAGCTTTTCGCGGACACGAATTTTGACCCTCACTACTATAACTCGTCTATTTTCCGTCAAAAGCCAATATCCGAAGTCACTAAAGAAGAAAGATCGATAGATAAAGCGGTGACTTTCGGCATTAACTACGGTAGGTCTGCAAAATCTATCGCAGATGAATATGAATTGGATCTGGATTTCGTTAAAGGCCATATTGCACAGTTCTTCCAGACGTTTAGGAAAATCAAAGCGTGGCGGAACCGTCAAATCACGGTATCAAAAAAGCAGGGTTGGATCGAAAATAAATCCGGCAGGCGTCGACATTTCATGGCGTATGAATGGATTTACAGCGATGAGATGGAGGAGGTAAAGGACCGTAGGTACAAGGTTGACGAAGAGACCTGGTTAATCCAAGGCATCATCGGCAACATGGAAAGACAAGCAATCAACTTTCCAATTCAATCGTACGCGTGGGACCTGCTTACGCTATCTACTGACCGGGTTTTAAAGAGAATTAAAGATGAAGGTATAGACGCATACCTTGTACTCTCAGTACATGACATGATTGGAATTGATGTAGCGGATGAAGACGTTGACGTTGCACTAAAAATCTTAGACGAAGAAATGCCATTGAACTTTTCTAAAACCAGTAAAGTCACTGGTAAAGAAATATCAATGGAATTCCCTATTGACAGGGAAGCAGAAAATTGTTGGACACAATAACGAAAGGAGAATAAAAAATGCCGTACGGACAAACTAATGCAGCTAAATCGCGTAAAGAAGCGGACGAAGCAGGACGGGGGGAAAAACCAACCGTCTGTAAACAACGGTGGGAGGGTAAGGCCTGCAAGTGGTGTAAGGAAGCAGAGAAACTTCGCATAAGCGAAGAAGAAGCCGACAATAACATGTACCAAGAAGTTCGCGCTAAACCCACGTTCTACATGGTTATAGTAGACATGAAAGACAAAGCGTCAGGGAGACAGCTTTACGGCTGTCCGATTACTAACTGGAAAACGTTGAACGACCTGCTCCCCGACAAGGGGGACCCTGATGACACCAATGTAGATTTCACAAACTTCAAAACGCCGCACATGGTCACCATTAAAAAGACTGGTAAAGGCCGGCGTACCAGATACACCCTTTCAGTATCGCCGCAGCCATCCAAGTTCCCGCCGGCCCTTACGAAGAAGAAGCCAATCGACCTTAACAACATTCTTGATATTCTGGATGATGGTAATACCGATTTATGGATACCAGATAAAGGCGTTAACAAGATTCTCATTTTCCCGCCGTGGGGTAAAGATCAGGACCTCTTCTACAAGGAAGTCAATTATCATTGGAGCGTGAATAGACTGGGTTTAGGGGATACCGATGAAGAAGAGGACGAAGAATACGAAGATGATGTGGATACCGGCGACGACGAAGATTTCGACGAGGAAAAAGGTGAAGAAGACGAAGATGAGGACGAAGACGAAGACGAAGATGAGGGCGAAGATGAAGACGACGATTTAGCAGACCAATTAGAAGAAATGAATCGTAAGAAGCTCAAAGTCTACATCCGGGAAAACGACGTAGATGTCACGGTTAAGAAGTCTTGGAGCGATGAGGATATTCGAACAGCGATTATGGAAGCAGTAAGCGAAGGCGGTGAAGAGGACGATGAGTCTGGCATTGACGACACGGACAGCATTCCAGAATTTGAGGATATGGGAGCAGCCGAACTCAAGAAATTCGTCAAAGAAAAGAAACTCAAAATCAAAAACATCGCGTCCCTCAAAGGCTCCAACCTACGGGCTGCGGTGGAAAAAGCGTATAGGAGAAAGTACGATATAGACTACTAA